ATACCCAAATTTTGGATTATAGATTTCTCGCCCTCGGTTCCCGCGCACCGAGTTCATGATAAACCGTTCATCTCGTTACGATTTCAAGATCTGCTCGAACGCAGGCCAATCCCACTTCGCTGGACCGCCGGACGACAGAAGTAGCGGTTTCACTATCGAGATCCCATTGTCCGAGATCTCCTCTATGTGCTTCCCATGGTGGACATAGAGCTGATCGTCCTTCCCATTCATACGCCGGGTGGCGATCCAGACCCGTCCGCCCATCCTGACCCGCCTCAAGATCCACCCGATCTGAGCCGGTCGGACCTTGACAGCCCATGCCAAAGTCCTCTTGTTTTCTACCCATCCTTGGAGCCCTCCAGGGTAGCAGTATTCCATGTCAGGGACACCCCCGGCCGTGGCCCCAGTTTCAATGCTGGTCCACTGAGCCCCGAGGAGGCTGGTCCGCTCGAGTTGCCTCAGTCCACCATCAGTTCCCATGGTTGATTTTCACCCACACACCCGGCCCCGAGGTCCCTGCTATAAACACATATTTCATTGGTATTATCCTTTTATTCCTATTTCTCTATATCCTTCTATTCCCATACTATTCCTATAGGATTATATGTGAAAGAAGGGTGATAAAGGTGCCGACGCCTGGAATACCGCCCTGGAAACAACGGGTTAGCTATTTTCACCATTTCGACCACCCCTCCGATCCCCCCACCCTCCCTTGCGGTGAGCACCAACCATTAGTAGCCTCCTCACCCTCTGCGCCAACCGAAAGGGTGTTTAACCCCCCTTTCACCCCGGTGATATGCACTCACGTCCCGTGGCCCGACCACTCAAGATCCGTCGTGTTCTTCGTGCGCCATCTGCATGCGGATGACGAGATCTTTGAGCAGGAAATTAGGTGGGATGTCCTGGTTCACTTCAGCCATGGACCGGGGTGAATTGGTCCCCATCGCTTCACCCCTCGTCATCCGGCTGTCGTATTCAGCGTTCCACCGATCGAGACCAAACTCGTTCAGCTTGATGCCGCAATACCACCGACTGCCTTTCCATTGCAGGGTCGCTTTGTCCTGTGCGATGCGGAGATCCCCCATCGTGCGGAGGGACATCCCGACGGTAGTGACCGACGGGACATTCTGCGATCGAGCATCCCGGTGCTCCTTCCACCAGTTCGCGAACGCCCAGTAGAACTCGGTCGTGCCGACCATCTGATCCTTGTCGTATTCGACGCAGTCCCGCATGAACTCGGTCAGGATGTTCGACTCGTTCCGCATCTCCTGAAGCTGGTCCTGAACGTCTGTCGTGAGGTCGAAGTGGCCCCGGACCAGGACCCGCTGGAGGCCGACGAGCGCCCAGTTCAGCAGCCCCGGCTTCTCATCCCTGAGGACCAAGTCCGAAGGGCCATTCAGACCAGCCCTGAGGGCCGCTGCAGCAGCGCCGACTGGGTTGGCAGGGTGGAACACCCTCCGGCATCGGATGGGCAGGAGCCGGTTCTCCATTGCCCTGCTGGCCTCCTTAAACTGAGGCGGGGCATTCGATCCCCAGAACGCCGGTTGCCGCCACCTCAGGGTCACCAAACCACCGTTCTTGATATTCACATTGATACCGTCGCCGGACAGGAGCGCCTTGACTTTGGCGGACATCTCCCACCGGGACTGCTCGAAGGCTTCGTGGAGAACCCAAGGGACGGGCTTTAAGAAGGCCATCGTCCCGTGGCTGTTTTCCAAGAGCTCGAAGGGTGTCGTGTTTGCATCCTCCGTGAAGAGACCGCCGAGGACGTTCAGGATGTTCGACTTGCCGGAGTCGGACTGCCCGATCAGAAGGAGCGCCTTCATCAGCGACTTCGGTTTGGTCTTCAACAGGGCCGCCCCGAGGACGTCCCGCAGCAGTTCGATCGATTGGGGTTGGTCAGGGAAGCAGTCTTCGAGGGTCCGTTTCCACCATGGGCAGTCGGCGTCGGGATCGTAATCACACTCGATGCGCATCGTGGCATAGTGGTCCGGTGACGGCGGTTCGATGGCCAGGGTTTGGACGTCAATCATTCCCGATCGGCAGGCGATCTTGCCGTGGCCGTCCCAATCAACTTCGTCTCGCATCAGGTCCGGGTTACGCATCAACCACGCGCGGGTCTCGCTGACGAGTTTCTGCGTCGAGGTCATCTTCAGACCACGGCAGGCCTTTTCGACCTCGATCTCCCAGAACGTCTTCTCCTGTTCCTTCGTCTGCATCTTCCAAACGCCGCCCCGATACCACCACAGGAAGCCGCCCGTGTAGAGGACCGCTTCCTTTCGTTCCTGGAGGGCTGCGAGGATGCCCGACCCGAGGACGACGTGGGCGTTGTCCTTCTTGGCCTTCACGGGCTTTTCCTTTTTGGCTTCCTTTGCCTCACGGGCTTCGCTCAACGAGACGATCTCGGCACCCTCTCCATTCGCTTGACGCTCGACCTTTTCGACTGGGTGCTTCTTCGTCCAGGCCTGACACATTCGTCTAATGGCCCGCTCCTCGGCCGCCCAGTCCCATCGTTGCCCCTGGCGACCGGCGGCTTCTACCGTCGCTTCGAGGATCATCTTGGTCGCCTCTTCGACTTCCATCCCGCGGTTCATGAGGGACGCCGAGACCGAGAGCTGCGTCTGATGGATGGACTGATCGCCGTCCCCCTTGTACGTCATTTCCCTGAGCCGCTCCTCCGGGTCGAGCGGCGGCTTGAACTCCTGTTCGGCGGCGATCCGCAGGTAGGGGTTTGCCTCGGCTCCGGCCAGGATGACCGGCGCCTGCCGTTCCACCCATTCGACCAGGTGCTCGAAGGTGTAGCGGCGGTGCGTGTTCTGAATGACCTGAACTTCCTTCCACTCCCCATTCTTCGTGTTGTGGGAGCCCGGTAGGCGCATCAAAGCCACGGCATGCATAACCATCCGGTCCCCGCCCACAACCGCACCCACGGCCTTCGTGAGGGCTTCCAGGGCCGGAATATCCCGGATGGGGACGGTCAGAACGTAGTAGCCGTGCAGCCCATGGCCGGATCGGACCAGGATGGTCGGTGGGCAGGGCAAGTCCTGAATGCGCTTGATGATCTCGTCGGGAGGCAGGGACACCTTGTCGAAGTCAATATCGAAATGCACCACGGTGACTTCGAGGACGTTTTCCTTCAGGCGCCGTTTGCCTTTCTTGAGCAGGCCCACACAAAAAAACATGCCCCGTCCGGGGGCATCGTGTTGCGTGACGAATTTGGTGATTTTGGTGAGGTCGCGTGTGGTGAGATGCTTTTCCTGAACGGCGCCGTCGCCTTTGACGTTTGACAAGCTGCCGATGTAGACCTGACCTTCGGTCCCTTCGAGGAGGACTTCTTTGATGAACTCCAGCAATGTAAGATCCCCTATGCCTGATGACTGGAATGGCCGAGATTTCTCCCGGCCACCCAGAGTGATTGGATGTTACCGCTTGCCGCGGGCCGCAGCCTTCTTCGGAGGTTCGACTTCCTCCATCACCGACTTCGGCTCCCAACCGACGACTTCCAGAACCGGGATCTTGATCCGCCCGTATTCCTTGTTCGAGTGGTTGTACGAGCTGACGCCCAGCTTGATGATCGGCCACTCATCCGGCTTACGCCGCATTTCTTTGCCGAACACCTTGCAGACCTCGCCGATGGCGTTGCGGCCACCCGTCGAGGACGTAGCGAACGTGTAGAGATTTTCCGGGTCGCCGTTCTTCCCCGGGTCCTTCATGATCAGGTAGTTGCTGAACTGCCAGGGATCGCGCGGTTTGCCGTTCGAGTCGACCTCCCACAGATCCTTGTCGTCGTCGCCGAGGGTGTTGCGGCGGGGCGGCTGATAGCCTTCCGCCACCGGTCCCATGATCTGCTGGACCGGCTTATTGTCCTCCCACTTGATCCAGCCGACGTTGAGCTGATCCATGATGGCCACCAACGTGGTATCCGCATCGATCTCCTCTTCGTCCTCGCCGGCGAGGTAGTCACCCTTGCTGAACTTCAGGAGCCGACCGGTGATCGACTTCTGCGAAGCCGAATTGCCGTACTGCTCGAAGTAGTTCAGGCCGCCATTCTCGTCGCCGTTCGAGACTTCCTTGCCGCCGCCCTTGTCGAGTGACTTGAGCTCGCGTCCCTTCGACGCCGGCAATTCGGCCTCCGGCTCCTTAGCCGTGGTGGCCTTCGCTTGGTTGACTTTGGTGGTATTGCGTGCCATGATAGCTGGTTTCCTGTTCCAGTTTCCTGTTTAACGATCCACCAGGCCCGGAATGGGTCGGTGGGGCGGTCCGCCTCCTGAGTTGCCTCAGGAGGAACTCCCATTGATCACTTTTCACCCATCCAGAAAACATCTTTATTTTCAGTAGGGCCTCCTGGGCCTTTTGGCCCATACCTATTGGGCTGCGGAACCCGGACCCTCCCGGGCGGTCTTGAAAGTCTGCAGCCGGTCGGTCGGTTCACCGATGGTGGCGAACTGTTCGATGTCCACCCCCGCTTCGATCGCCGCCTGCTTGATCCCCTTGTTGTCGTAGGATTGCCGGCCTTTGACCGGGGACCAGGTGACAATGCCGGGGATCTTCCGGACGGACTTCTCTCGCAGGCGGGCCTTGATGGCTTCCTCCTGTTCCCGAACGGCCTCGTCGTAGCCCTTCGCGGTCTCCTTCGTGAGCTGCAGTTCGCGGACCATGTCGTCGATCTCCGCCACGAACTGCGGGTCGGCCGGGAGCTCCTGATCGGGGAAGCGCCGTCGTTCGACACCGCACTGCTTCGCCACCGGGCACCACTCGCACTCCTTGCCGCCGGCGATGTAACCCTCCGGCTTCAGCTCCTGCATGTCCTTCGCGCCGTAGATGATCGCTGCCCGGGCTTCCGCCGTCTTGAACGCCGCGGGATCGAACTCGATCGGATACTCGGAGATCTCATGCCAGAACGAGGCGTCCGTGTAGCTGATCAGGGCGTATTGCGGTTTGTACTCGGTCAGCTTCCGGACCAGACCCATCTGCACCTGAGTTTGGAACTCGTTTTCGATTTTGGCCGATGACAGGTTCACCCGCGGGTCGATCGACTTGGCTTCCAGCAGGATGCACGTCGACTTCATATTCTTGATACCGAAGTCCTTCAGGAAGTCCTTCTTCTGATTGATCAGGAGCGAGTCCGGCGTCGCTGACAGGAATTTGTCCTGGAAGGTCTTCTGCTCCTTGCCCGACCACAGGAGATCCTTGCCGTATTT